GATCTGAAGCGCGATCTGAACGATCGGCTGGAGCGCGGTGAAGATCTGCGCCAGGGCCTCACCGAGGATCGGCAGGATCGGAGCCAGGGCGCCGATGAGCTGCTCGACGAGCGGGGCGACCGCAGCGACGATCATCTGGAACAGAGCAGCGATCGGGGGAAGGATCGCAGCGAGCAGCCCGAAGGCTGCACCCAGCATCTCGCCGACGACCGGCACGAGCTGGTTGATCACCGGAGTGAGCATCTGGAAGGCGGACGTCAGTGCACCGCCCAGGAGCTCGACGATCGGGATGACCATCGGGGCCAGGGTGGTGAAGGCGTTCGCCAGCGGGATGATCGCAGCGGTGACGAGTCCGGCGAAGACCGGGAGCATCGCGGCGACGACCTGCATCAGCGCGCCGAGAGCCTGGCCGAGCGGAGCCATCGCGGGAGCGAGGAGCTGCACGGCCTGGAAGAGCCCGGTGAACATGGCCTCGATGCCGTCAGTCACGGCGGCCTGGGACAGGGCATCAGCGATGGCGCCGAGCGCCACGCCGAGGATCGAGCCAGCCTGCGGGAGGATGGTCGTCAGGAGCGAGCCGAGCTCGATGAAGAGGTTCTTCACGGCCGGGCCGGCGCCGTTGGCGAGGTTGCTCATCGCGAGGTGGGCCGCCGTGAAGACGTCGACCATGCCGCTCTGGAAGCCGTCCGAGTCGACGACGTCATGGATGCTCGCGAGGGAGTCGCGGAGCATTCCCAGGGTGGAGCCGCCAGCCTCGGTGGCTGCACGGGAGAGGCCGGCGAGGATGCCGCCCGTCTCGTACAGGACACCACCGAGATCCTTCAGCGAGGTGATGCCCGCGTCGATCTCTTCCTGGAGTCCGATCTGCCCCTTCTTCTGGAGCCAGACGTCGAACTGCTTGGAGATGTCGACGAACCAGCCGGCCAGGTTCGGCAGGTAGGAGGCGCCGACTTCGCCGAGCTGGGCGATGATCGAGGAGAAGACCTTGGTGCCGCCAGTGGCGGTGGCGATCGACTCGTTGAGGTAGCCGAACATCTTGTCGACCAGCGAGGGGTCGAGGGCTGCCGTCAGGTCGGTGGCGAACGAGCCGAAGAACTTCCCGATCGCAGTGGACGAGGAGGCGAAGCCCTTCTCGAAGCGAGGCAGGAGGTTGTCGACCAGGTCACTGATCGGCTTGCGGGCCTCCGCCCAGAAGTTCGAGCTGATCGTGTTCTGCATGTCCGCGAGCGCGGCCTTGGCCTGCGGGACTTCCTTGTTGAAGTCCTTGAACGCTGCGACGGTGATTCCGATGCCGACCGTGAAGCCGCCGAGGAGGCCGGGCATGGTCAGGGCCAAGGCCCCGATCTGCGCGAGTGACGCGGACAGCGCGAAGAGGTTGCTCGCCGAGGTGAGCGCCATCGCAGCCAGGCCGGCCATCGCCGACGCCAGCGAACCGATGATCGGCACGCTCTTGTCGAGGTTCTTCAGGATGTTGCTGAACCTCTCGAAGAGGTTGTTCAGCACGCGGATACCGGAGAGAGCGGCCAGCGCGGTGGCCACCTTGGCGACAGCTGCCTCGTTCAGCTTCGGGATGATCGAGACCGTGCGGGGACGGGTGAGGATGCCGAGGCGCGCGTTCGTGGTGGCGGAGCTCAGGGCCGAGACGTCCGGCTCGATCTTGATCGTGAGCGGGGAGTTGTCGTCCCGCCAGTCCTTGAGCTGGTCGGTCATCTTCCGAAGCGACTGAGCCGAGATCTCCACATCGACCGCACCGGCGTCCAAGGTGGACTGGAGCTTCACCTTCTGGCCGTTCTTGGCCCGGTTGGTGTAGGCGCGGATCGCCCGCGCCAGCTCGCCGTTCATGGTGCTCGTGTCGATGCGGGTGTAGATCCGCACCTTGCGCGCGTCCGACTGACGGTTGCGCTGGTTGATCTTGCCGATCTCGCCGAGCATCTCGCGCTCGAAGCCGGCCATGTTGGGCATGACCTGCACTTCGACCTTGAGCTGCTTCTCGATCTTGGTGAGCTGCTTGCTCGCCTTGCTTCGGAACTCGTCGGTGTCGGGTAGCACACGGACGCTGACGCGACCGATTACCTGACCCTGGGGCATGGGCTACCTCCGGGCTGTGAACCGCTTGTAGATCTCCGCGACGGAGACCTTCTTGCCGGCCGTCTTGGGGCCGCTGGACTTGGTGGGCTTCTTCAGCGCCTTCGGGCGCGGCCATGCCGGGATCTTGGGCGCCTTGCCCTTGGCCCACTGGCCGGTCGACCGGGTGTTCTGGTTGATCGCATCGAAGAGGTCGGCCGAGAGGTGACGGTCGATACCCCAGCCGAAGTGCTCCCGGCCGCCCGATGCGAGAGCGACGGTCAGGGAGGTGTCGGGCAGCCTCCGCACAAGCGCGAGGACGAACAGCGGGGAGGGGCCTCGGCCCTCGATCACGTCCACCAGGTCGATGCCGTAGTGGAAGCGGAGGTCGGCGTACAGCCCCTCCCCGAAGTCGTCGATCAGGCGGCAGAGGCTGAGGCTTCCCCCACCTGCGCACCCTCGATGTAGGTGTTGAAGATCTGCGCCAGGACCGCGAGGTCGTCGCCCACGGCCTTCAGGAGGACTTCGCCCTTCTTGGGGTGGTCGACGACGATGAGGATGGCCTCGGCCAGGAGCGCCTCCTGGTCCACGCCGTCAGCGTCCATCCGGTCCTGGATGCCCTGGAGCTGCTCGCGCTTCTCCTTCGACAGGCGGAGCGGGTTGAGCAGGCGGGCGGTGGTCTTCTCGTCCACCACGATGTCGGTCGAGCTGTACTTCGAGTCGGCTGCGGCGCGGATGTCGTCGAGAGTGAACTGCATGGGGTTGCGGACCTCCAAGTTGTAGGGAATGCGATGCGGTGCGGACCTTGAGGAGAGGGCCCCCGGAGGGGCCCCGGCCGTGCAAGGAGGTCCGCGTCACTTGCACAGCCGGGGAGTTCAGGATCAGGCAGCGATGCCGGTGACCCAGTCGGCGCCGTCCCAGTAGGCGTTGGAGCCGTCGCCGAGGGTGACGTACTGACCGGTGGTCCAGGCAGTCGCCGGGTCGGCGGTGACGAGGTCGAGGTCGACCAGGTCGTACGGGGCGAGCGAGCCGGTCGGGCTGAAGGTGCCCGGCGTGCCGGCGGTCGCGCCGGTCGCAGCGACGGTCCCCAGCGGGGTGATCGCGTACGTCCAGGAGTTCGCGCCGTAGGCCATCGGCTTCACGCCCAGGGGCAGGCCGGCCAGGCTCTCCGTGTCACCGAAGGACACGTCGTCGCCACGGTAGATCTCGGCCTTCGGGGCGTAGAACGCGAACACGTTCTCGCCGTCCACGAAGACGGCGAGGAACGCGGCCGTGGTCGGGACCGGGTCGGTCGGGACGCCGACGCTGCCATCGGGCAGGATCGGGGCGTTCGAGCCGTAGTAGAGCTTCAGGCCCTTGACGTCGAACTGCTGGAGGACGAAGGCCATCGTCTCGGTGCGCGCCGAGTACTTCGTGCGGAGGCTCTTGTTCTGGAGGGAGCCGATGGTGGTGGCCTCTCCACCCTCGGAGGTGATCGAGAAGATGTCCTCCAGGCTGGTGTGGCCCACGGCTTCCCACGGGGAGACGGGGACGAGCAGGTCATCGGGGATGTCGGTACCGGCGGGGGCCGTCAAGTAGTTGCCGGAGCCGATGACGAGGGTGGCGTTGTCGTTCAGTGCCACGAAGGGTTCTCCTTACGGGGTGGGGTATGGGCGAGTGCGGGGCTTGCGGATCTCGATGTCGTAGGTCGCCTCGTAGCGCCAGACACCGGTCGGAAGGTCCGCGTACTGGACGGGTCCGGTAGAGGTGGCCCAGTCCGTGACTCGACGCGGAGCGGAGATGAGGTCGACTCGGGTGATGTGGCCCAGGCCGGGGTAGACCGTCTGCTTCAGCCAGGCGTCGCGCATGACGACGCGCACGGCCTCGGAGAGGATCGCCGCGTCCTCGTCTCCGTCCGGGTCCGCACAGAAGGTGTGGATCGCCACGCGGGCCGCGTCGAGGAATCGGGTGTCGCCGCCCCAGTTCCCGAAGGAAGGGTCGCGGCGCGCGAGCACGAGCGGGAAGGTCTGGCCCTTCGCGATCAGGGAGTTGACCTGGATGCCGGGCAGTCCTTGACGGAGCACCGCGAGCATCAGGTCTTCGACGGGCGAGAGCTCGGCCAGCGCCTTGATCTCCGGGGGGAGTCCAGCCATCAGCCGTCACCCCCGCTCGTCTTGCGCTTCTTCTGCTTGATCCGGACCGTCTTGGGGGTCCGCACCGCGCGGCGCTTCTTCGGGAGGTGAGATGCCTCGGTGAGGATGTAGAGGCCCTCCATCTCGCCGACCTCGTACTCGTTGACGACCTGGCCCGAGCTGTCGACAACCTCGACGTCGTAGCCGGAGCGGCCGAACTCAATCGAGGCAGCGGAGTTGGAGTACGGCTTCTTCGGGTCGTGCTTCTTGTTGGTCCGGTTGGTGTCTTCGAGGACCACGTAGGCGTCGATGTCGCCCTTGGCCATGTCGATCTGTGCGACGCCCTCGGCGCGGTGCTGGACCAGGAGGGCCTCGGCTCGGGCCGCGATCTCGAAGGTGCGCTCCCAGATCTCGCCCTGCACCTCGTCGAGGGAGGCGATGACCTCGGACATCTTCTTGCCGTTCAGGCCCTTGTAGATGTAGGCCATCAGCTCGGCCTCTCGCGGATGTCGATCGACCAGTGCCGCGTCTTGCGTTCGCCGTGGTGGTAGGCCGGCGGCGTCACGACGTCCCATACGGCGCCGTGTACTTCGACACGCGACCAGAGGGATACGTTCTCCAGATCGGCGGAGACGATCATGCGGGTGATGTTGATCTGCTGCTGACCGGGGACCTCGGCTCGGGCCGACCGCTGCGGGATCAGGGCACAGCGCACTTCGTACGGGCCGTCCGCGTCGGCGACGAGAACCTCGTTGCCCCGGTTGTCGATCTGCTTGGAGGTCTTCCAGATCCGCGCGGTCACGCCGCGCCTGCGCTGCATGGAGCTCACCAGGGCTCCACCTCGTCACCGAAGAACGGGACGTTCTTGCCGTCCGCCGGGACGAAGCCGGCCGGCAGGTCGTTGCCACTGCTCCAGCTCTGCCGGTTGCGGTAGCGCTGGATGTTGGAGTTCCAGGCCGTCACGCCTACGGAGACCAGGCCGGACCTGCGCCCGCCGAGGTTGGCGAGCATCTCCTGCTCGTCCCTGGTGAAGTAGACGGTGCCCGCGTTCTCGCCAGCGTCATCACTCCAGCCGAGCGTCTCGTCGCCAGCGCGGGACTGCGTGTAGCCGGAGGGGTTGTTCATGTACCGCTTGCACGCCTTCAGGACCATCGTCCGTACGAGGCGGGGGGCGGTAGCTGCGGGGTCCCAGTCGCGCCCTGCGTAGGCGCGAGCGAGGTCTGATGCGTCTTCGAGGGAGGCGGTAGCGATGCGCTCCTCGTCAGCGTCGAGCGTCCAGTCCAGGCGGGCCTTCAGCTCGTCGAGTGTGGCGAAGTCCGCCAAGGTGATTCTCCTTCGCTCACGGGGAGGGGCGGGGCGTGCGTCACTTGCACACCCCGCCCGCTCACTCGGTCAGGCAGATCAGACGATCGGAGCGCCGACACCAGTGATGTCGAAGAGCTCCTTCTGCTTGGCGTCCGGGCCGTCCGCGTCGGGCAGCACGTCGGTCGTCGCGTCCAGGTCGAGCCGGATCGCGCGGACGAAGTGCTCGTTCGCGGAGATGAAGGACTGACCCTCCGGGTCGGTGCCGTGGAGGATGTCCTCGACGGAACGGAAGCCCTTGTAGGTGTTGACCACGGACCGGTCGGTCAGGTGGTCCGCGTCGTAGTCCTGGAGCCACCTCAGCGCGACGCCGTTGTAGGACGAGGTGCCGCCGGCCTTGATGGACTGCGGGACGCTCGGGGCGCCGGTCGCGAAGATGAACGCGGAGCGGTGCATGGCGAACGCGGCGTCGCTCGGGACCTCCTGGGAGACCACGATGTCGAAGCCGAAGCGCCGGCCGATGGTGGCCTCGCGGAGGGCGCTGACGGCCTCCTGCTCGCCGACGTTGCCGGCGAAGTTCAGCTTCTCGTCCGACAGGAGGGCGGTCTCCCAGCCGGTGCCGACCACGAGGACTCGACCCTCCTTCGGGACCATGAAGCGGTTGAGCACCTCGCGGGCACGGATCAGGGTCTTGCGGAGGTCGCCCTGGCCGCCGCGCGCAGCGACGTCACCGCCGAGGGTGACGGCGTAGTCCTGGTTCAGGAGGTGCTGAACCGCCTCGTGCTCCAGGCCGCGACCGATGGCCTCGGTCTGCTTGGACATGAGCTTGGCCCAGCCGGGGAGGTCGAACTCGGCCTGCTCGTCGGTCAGCTTGACCGCCGAGTAGATGTTGCCGCCGAACTTCACCGCGACGGTGCGCTCGGTGTACTCGTCGAACTGGATCGCCTGACGGACGCCGGGGGTGGACGAGCCGGGCTCGCCGGAACGCCACTCGTAGATCCGGAACGGCAGGACGCCTTCGACCTTGACGTTGATGGTGTCGTTCTTCGCGCCCTTGTAGGCGTCGATGCCCTCGCGCTGGAAGAGCGCGGGAACGACGAGCGACTGCTCCAGAGCGACGGCCGCAGTCGCGGCGATCTTCTCCGGCTTGATGGGAGTGTGAGCCACTGGTTGTTACTCCTTCAGTAGGGGAGGGAGGCTCGACGTGCGCCACTTGCACACGCGGCCAGGAGTGATGGGTCGGTCAGTACCGGTTACGGCGGGCCGTGTGGACCGCCTTGACCGGGTCGAAGTCCTCGTCGTCCTCGGGGTCGAGACCCCCGGACAGGGACTCCGGCTGCGGGGCCGCGACGAGCTTCTGGAGCTCCTTCGCGTCAGCCTCCAGCTCCTCCGCAGTGGCGCCGGTCAGGCGCTTCGCGAGGGGGGCCGGGAGCTCGTACTTCGCAGCCACGGTGTTGAGCAGGATCGTCCGCTCCAGCGCCTCGATCTGCCCTCGGAGGTCGGTGGTCGCCGCCTCGAACTCCTCCACGGTCTTGGCCGAGCTGAGCTTGGCCTCGGTCTCGCGGAGCTTCGTGCGGTAGTTGGCGGCCTCGGCGTTGGCGTCGGTCAGCTTCTTGCGAAGCACCTCGGCCGGCACGCTCTCCTCGCTGGGCTTCTCCTCGGTCGACTCCGTCTCGCCGCCTTCAGGCGCGGTGCCCTCCGGGGGCGTCTCGACGGTCTCTTCCGTGGTGGTCTCTTCGGTGCTGGGGGTTTCCTGCTCGGACACTGTTACGCCTCCTGGACGTTCGGGGTTTGTCGCCGAGCCTCCTGGGCTGCGGCCTTCTGCTCTTGGCGGATGAACCGCCTCCAGGCGGCGACTGCCGCCTTGCCGGACAGGCCGCTCGTGACCGTGGGCCACAGCTCCTCGTACCGGCGGTTCAGCTCGTACAGGGACGAGCTGTTGTACTGCTCGCGCGAGAACACAGGCTCGGCGTAGCAGTGGCAGTTGTCGTGGTACCGGTCACCGTCCGCGTACTGGGCCGAGGCCGAGCTGCGGTAGACGGGACCACGAGAGATGAGCATCGCGCACCACCCGCAAGGGGTGCCGGTACGCGAAAGTCGGATGTAGCCGATGGCTCGGCGGTCGCGGCTTGCGTGGTTCCAGACGGTCGAGCGGCCACCGTTCATGGCGACGCGCTCTGCGGCTGCGGCCTGTTGCCCGCCCACCTGCCGGTGAACCTCGTCCCGGAGCTTGTCGACCTCGTCAGCGGTCCTGCCGCTGTCGATCTTGTCGACCTTCCCCTGGAGGTTGTTGGGCCCGAGGGCCTCCAGCACGGTGCGGAGCTCCTCTTCCGCCTCCTGCTCGATCCGCGCTTCCGCTTCCCGTAGACCTTCGATCTCCTCGACCAGGATGCGGTCGAGCTCGTCTTCCGACTCCTGGTCGGCCGAGGGTGAATCGTCGTCATCAGCTTCCACGTACTCGCCGCTCGCGGCCGATGACGGGGTCTCTGGGGTGCTGGTGTCGGAGGGCTCTGAACGGCCCTCCTGGGGCTGCTCAGCAGGTTCCCCCACCAGCTCTGCGAACTCCCGGCGCAGCACATCGAGAGTGATGTACGTGGGCTCGGGATGGTACGGATCGGCTACCGTCGTCCCGGTCCGCAGCGCGCGGGCCAGGCGGTAGTACGCACGAGCCAGGTCTCGGCTCATGCGGCGCCGGCTCATCACCATCGTGATGGCCCGGCGCAACCAGGAAGCGGAGGTGGACGCCCGAGCGGTAGCCGGGACGTCCCCCCACATGGTGAGCGCTTCAGCGATGGTGCCCGCCCCGATCTGGGTGAGCGCCGTCTGGAACGCGACCGCCGCACGATCAGCCTCAGCCTGTCTGGCTGGGGTTGTCACGCGGCGATCACCCCCGGATCAGGGGCAGGTGCCGCCTCGGGCGTGGCCCGAGTGAGAGCGGTAGCGAGCTGGCCGACAGAGTCGTCCTCCTCGGCCATCTGCTCCCAGTCCTCGTACTCGGTCTGCGTGACGCCCGGCACGCGCTTCCAGAGGCCGCGCTTCGGGATGCCGAGCATGTCGGCGAGCTTGCCGAGAGCGTCAGCGGCCTGCGCCAGGGAGCGGGACTCCATGTCGCGCCACTGGACTTCACCGTGGAAGTCCTCGGTCCCGGTGGTCTCGCCCTCCATCTCGGCCGCCAGCCGGAAGACTCGCTCCCAGGACTCGCCGAAGATCGACCGGAACTCCGCGACCATGCGGGCCAGCGCCGTCTCGGCGGCGAGGAGAGCCTCGGCGGAGAGGTTGGCGATCTGGCCAAGCAGGTGGTGCGGCGGGGTCTGGCTGACGGCCGCGAGGTGCCGGATGCTCATGTCCACGGACTCGATCAGCGGTGTGATCGGGCCGGCGGGCAGTGAGCCGAAGTGCACGTCCGGGTCCTCCGCGAACAAGAACCTGCGGGCGTTGTGATTGATGGTCGCCGGGACGGGGTTGCCCTCGTCGTCGAGCTTGGGCCGGCTGTCGACCGCGAGGTTCGGGTCGGTGGTGACGTCGCCGTTCTCGTCGAGCATCTCCATCTGCATGGGCGGAGCCATGCCGGTTGCGTACCGCACCTCGTGCGAGGTGTAGGTCTGCGCGACCAGGAGGTCGAAGATGGTCTGGTTGATGCGGTCCTGGAGCGGGATCATCGGCTCGACGACGCCGATCGTGCGGCCTTCGAGGTCGACCTGAGCGGCGAACCGGGTGACCGGGCACTCGCTCGCGCCGTGCAGCTTGCCGGCCGTAACCCTGATCGACTTGGGGTCGGTCTTCGACTTGAAGGTGACCGCGTACTCGCGCTTGCCGTCGAACAGCCGGGCCTTACCGAGGTTCTCGCCTCGGGGCCAGGCCGTCACGGTCATCGCGGCGTACGGGGTCTCGTCGTTCGCAGGGTCCTCGTACAGGGCTGCGGTCCGCTTGGCGGACAGGCCCTTCGAGATGACGCCCTTCTTGGTCTTCTCCGTCAGGACGAAGGAGTGACCGAAGCCGAGCGCCCCACGGTAGATCGCAGCCTGCCTCGCGTCCATGCGCGAGCGCTGCCAGTGGTTCCAGGCCGGGCTCGTCGAGGACGACGCCTTCGGAAGGCCGGTGTCGCTGGTGCCCGGACGGAAGCCGTCCACGTACAGCGCCTGAGCCGGCGTCCCGATCAGGAGCGGCATCCAGTTGGACACCGCCCGCTTCGCGAGCAGCCGGTACTCGTCGTCCGCATGGGGCGGCATGTACGGGTCGTCATGCTTGCCGTGGATGTAGTCGTCGATCCGCTGAATGCGGTCTTCGTCGCGATCGAGGATGGCGAGGAGTTCCTTCGCCAGCGATGCTGGGCTGGTGTCGGCCATGCCTCACCACCTTTCGTGTCACACTTGCACTACATGAAGTAGCCGCGACCAGTCCGCTTCCGGACCTTCTTGCCGCGAGCTCGGAGTTCGTTCAGGGCCTCGTGCGCGAGCATCAGCGCCGCGTAGGCGTCGATCTTGCGCGGGGAGTCCTTCGACTCCTTGCCGAAGGACAGGCCGTAGTTGTTCGTGCGTCGGCGAGCTGAGAGCACATGACGCCGAAGCGTCAGGTCCCCGTCGTGCGAGAGCTTCCCGTCGAAGATGGAGCGCATCAGGCGCTCGTGCGCGAGCGTCACCGTCTTCTGCGAGCTACGCATGTCCCAGCCGATCGCGTCCTTGCCGGAAGGCGAGCGGACACCGAGCTGGTCGCCGTACGCCTCCGACCAGTCGGCGATGTACGACTCCCACAGGGCGACGTCAGCGAAGAACGCCCGGACCTCGAAGAGGCGGAATGCCTCATGCACGGCCGAGTCGACCTCGTGCCGAGGCACGGACCAGTCCTTCGCGGCCTCGCCCTCCGGGTGCTCCCAGATGTTCAGGAGCACCGCGTGCATGTCGCGCACGCGGAGAGCCACCAAAGCTGTGGAGTCGGAGGTCTTGCCTCCGTCGAACCCGAGGACGATCTCGTCGCCCGGCTTCAAGCCCTTGCCCTCGTCAGCGAGGGGGTCCCACTCGGCCGGCCCGTACAGCGCGTCCTCTTCAGCGACGACCTGGTTCAGGTACATGCGCCTGGAGCGCGAGGCCGAGATCGTCAAGTTCATGACGGACTTGATGATCGTCTCGATCTTCAGCCAGACCGCGTCACCCCGGATCTTGGGGAGCACGATCCGCAGCGCCTCGGGCGTGAGCGGGGTCTTGGGGTGGGCCTCGATCGAGTCGTAGAGCGTGCCCACGTCGATCGCGCGGCCTTCGAGCACCTTGTTGTGCGCCTCGCGCGTACGCTCGGCCACACTGTCCTCGCCGGGGAGGTAGGCGTTCGTGATCGCCAGGTACCGGGAGTCCATCTTCGTGGAGTTACCGTCGATGGTCTCGAACATCTTGTGGCCGCCGTTGCCGGCGACCCAGTGATGCGTCTCGTTGAGCAGGGTGAACGTCGTGCGCTTACCCTCGATCGCCCGGTACGAGCTGGTCACGGCCTGGAGCTTCTTGCGGCCCCGGTCGGCGCGGATGAGCTCGGCGCCGGCCTTGATGCCGTAGGTCTGTATGAGCTTCGGCCCCATCAGGATGGGCAGGTAGCCCATCGTGTTGGTGGTCTGCTCCTGGTTCACGGCCGTGATCTGCACCCACGCCTGCGGGTGAGCCTTCGCGACCGGATTACCGTCCTCGTCCCAGTGGGAGAAGCGCGACGGCCCGACGAACTCGACGAGCGAGATCACCGCCAGGAGAGGGTCCTTGCCCCAGCCCTTCAGGCGCTGGAGGACTCCAGTCCGGTAGATGAACTCGCCGTCCTTGTCGATGGCGTACCACCACAGGAGGAAGCGGAGCTGCTCCGTGGTGAACTTCCACGGGACCCGCTTCTCGTCGGTCGAGCCTTCGCCGTCCAGGTACTCGGCACACCAGCCGGCGATCTGCCACCCGAGCGTGAACTCGGGGAGCTTCCATCTGCCGAAGGCGTCCTTCTGCCAGGTAGGCCCGAGGTACTCGGGCTCCAGGGCCTCGATCTCTTCGATGGTGAGCGGCGCGGAAGCAGCCATGCGTCACCCCCGATCAGTCAACCCCCAGCACCTTCTTGTAGTCCGCGATGGCGACTACGGCGGCAGAGTCCTGCTCGGGTACGGGCTCGGTCAGTTCGATGCGCACACGGCGCCGGTCGCCCTCGGCGACAAGGAGTCGCTCGAAGGCGGAGTAGATGGTCTGGAGCATCTGCCCCGACCGCTTGCCGGACTTCTTGTAGTACGACAAGTCCTCGCACAGCGAGTACGCGAACGCCCAGTCCGAGTTCTGGTAGAAGTCGGCCTGGCCGGACGTCTTGAGCGAATCCCACAGCCGCCGGGCGATCGGATGCCAGCCACTGTCCGCGTTGGGGACCTTGGTCGGCTTCATCTCGCCCTTGGTGACGGGCTGCTCGTCGCCCCCCTTGCGCGACCGAGGCCGGGCGAGGTCTTCGGAGCGGTTCGGAACTGGTCCACGGGCTCCCATGACCCTCACCTCCTCTCATCGCGATCCCGGACAGCAGAGGCCGCGCCGGGCGCAATGCCGGGCGCGGCACACATGCCGAGATGGGGACCTTCTTTCTTACCGGCCTACGCCGGAACGGTCAGACCTTGCCGCCACTGACGAAGTGGGCGACGAGCCAGGCGAGGAACATGACCAGAACGGCGCGTCGCGCCTGCGTGGTCTTCGTCTTCTCCTGGCCCTGCGCGGTGTGGAAGATTTTCCAGACCTGCTCGGACAGGGTGTCGTTCTTGTCCTTGCGCTTGAGGGCGATCCCCTCGATCACGACGAAGGCGCCACCCCATGCGAGCCAGGCCCATTCGAACCCGGTCACCGAAGGCCGGCGAGCGGACAGCCGGCGCATGGGCCGGGACAGCCAGTACAGGGCAAGGGCACACCTCCTTGAAGTTCTCGGGCGTTACGACGCGCGGCCCGGTAAGCGCGGGACGAAGATTTTTGAGAGAGAGCGCATCGCCGTTGCTCTCTGTGGGCCAGGCAGGACTCGAACCTGCGACCTGCGGGATTTCACTCCGCCGCTCTTCCAACTGAGCTACCGGCCCTCTCGGGCCCCAGGGGTAGCAATCCTGGGGCCGGCGCCTCGCCCGAGGAGAGGAGGACTCGGGGGCGCTCACGCTCTACAGGCGGGGAGGGCCTGGAGCGCGGTTCTTCAGAGGAGACCGGGATGCTGCTCGCCGCGCTGGAACTTCTTCTGGATCGCGCGACGCTTGGCGGCCTGGGCCGCAGCGCCTTCCCGGCTGCTCTTCTGCTTGTGATGCCAGGCGCACAGGGATCTCAGGTTCGAGAGCCTGTGGTCATCGCCCGCCACGATGTGGTCCACGTCGGTTGCGGACGAGTCGCAGCGTTCACCCGCTTGTGTCAGCGCGGTGCACTGCCCTCCGTCTCGCCGCAGGACCCGGAGCCGGATCTTGGACCAGTCCTTCGGTAGGCGCGAGCGCCTGTCGGACCCTTCCCAGTTCGGCAACCGGATCACCCCCCGACGTGGAAGCTGATCCCCTCGGTGACGTCCTACCTGAACAGGTAGCTGCTCGATCGCTGTCAACCCGAGGGGAAGTACTTGTACTTACGCAAGCAGTAAGCGGTAAGTAGCTCTGCCAAGCGAGGCCCGACAGGGCCTCCAGCCTGCTACTCCGCTCTTCGTACTTACCCTTGTACTTACTGATACGGAGCCCAGGGTGAGGAAGTTTCCATCATCTCGATGTGACCGTGGTCACACTTGCACATGGAGGCTTCGAGGCTTCGGGCTGGGCCGCCTGGCGGCGGCCGTCTGGCCTTGAGCGCAGCGGCGAAGGGATGAGTGGAGCGCTGACGAAGGGGCGCCCGCAGGGCGCCACAGGGCAGAGCCGGCAAGCTCTCTGGGGGCGCTGCCGCGCCCAGTAATCCAGAGCCGGCAAGCGCGCTTACCGCTTACGCTGGGGCCATGACCTCTGACGATGACCTCACCTTCGCGCTCCAGGTGGCTGGCGCCGAGCTGGCCACGGAGCCCCCGTCTCCCGACTCCCCGCTCGGCCGGCTGCGTCTCTTCGCCGCCGCCAATCCTGGGGTGGAGCTGGGGCCTGAGCACATTCGGGGGGCCATCGCCGGCACCCTGCCCCGGCTCCCCTGATCGACCTTGAAACCGTGGCAAGATCC